GTTAGTATTAAACAGAGTCAGATCGCCCATGAGCCGGTCGCCTTCAATTCTAAACCCGTCAATATATCCAAGGATTCCAGTAACGGGTGCACCGTGGCCCATGGTGACTTTGATCCGCTTCATAGATTGCGCTACGGCCAGCGCCTGCTCTAACGACTTTTCGTCGATTAAAAGGTTATGCCCACGGGCTTCCCCGATGGTGAGAATTGATACGTTTTTGAGTTTGTTGGCCATGCTGGCCAACAGGTGTCAAATTAGTTCCGGCTAAAAATTGGTCTTTGAGAAGCAGGGTTTGTAGGTTCTGGAAAAATGGGGTTGTAGACAGGCTGCCCAGGCTCGGGTGGTGTGTGCATGTCTTGGATTGCCTTGTTAATGGCATAAGCCAAATGTGCGGCTTGTTCGGCATTCTTCATAAACAGCATTTGATTGTTTAGTCCGCCAAACTTTAACTCAACATAAGGGCGGCAAGATCCTTGAATGATTTTCCACAGGATAGCAATAGACATGCAGGCAATCGTCACGCCCATAACGGGACTATTTTTGCATAACACAACTCCAAACAACACGCCAAACGCACTTAGAAAACACCACATAACGCTACCAAGCGCCATGTTCTCGCGGCCGTGGGCAGTTCCAACAATGGATACCAAGTTATAGTTTTGGTTGTATGGGTGGCCTACGGTAATCATTCGGCCAATAACGCTGACCGATCCGTCGTCATAGTAAACCGAGCTCGTTTCGGGTGAGATATCGTCCACGCCCTAATCGTATGGGCGGACGGTGTGCGTACAACTACTTTTTTCTAGTAGTTTTTGGTTTCTTATCTTTTAATCCGACTGCCTTGGCGACCATATCTAGCTCTTTTGCCGATAGATTAAAATCTGGATCGTCCCGCATGGTGAAAGATTCTGTTTGTGGCTTGGCGGATAGTTTCATCTGCCTAGCACAAACGGCTGCCCTTTGATCATTTTCTGGAAACTCAGATACCATTGTTGGATTACCCATGCAGCGATCCATAAACTTATCATCAGTTTCGCCTGCGTTTTGTGTTGGCAAATCTAGCTCAACTTTTGCGCTTAGTTCCGCATCTGGCCCAGCGTTCGGATCTTTCTCGGGATTAATAGGCGTTGGCTCGTCGATTGCGGGTGCTTCTTTGACTACTTCCACCGGGGCCGCCACATCGGTCTGAGGTGCGACTGTTCCAATCGATGCTACAAATTCACGCTCTTTAGCGATCTGCCTGACCTGCTCTTCCCAATCTTGGCCAAGTTCGCCAAAGTAATCCTGCAAGCTGGATAGGCCCGCTTTGTAGTCCTCGCGGGCTTGCATCGCCTCACGCCCGGCGTCCACAGTCAGCGATTTCGGAGTCTGCCACGTAACCTTTGCGTAATCATCAACGGCCGGTAGGTCGCCGTTGGCAATCGCTCCGCCAATAAAGTAGCGCCATGCGCGATTACAAAATCTATCAATAAGTAGGCGTTGCCGTTGCTCAAATCTGCGCTGAGCTTTCGCTACAATAAACCGCATCCCAGCCCCGCCGACGCTGGCTGGGTCGTAAACGAATTCAACAGGCAAGCCGAGGCCCATGGCCACGTCACGGATTAGGAACTTGGCGAAAGGTTCAAAGCCAGCGTGCGGGCGGTTCGGCCCGATCATCTCGATCTTTTCGCCAGGTGAAAGGCGCGGGATAGTTGCCGAGCTGGTGATCTCCTCGCGGGCGATGGTGGGTTCGCCAGTGTCTTGAGCCTGCACGGTTCCAAAGAATCCGCCCTGCCCGGCCAGCTCGTCGCCTTGGTCGGTGGTGATCACGGCGGCAATACTGCCCTGTAATTTCAGCGCATCTTTCTCAAACTCGCCAAGCATCTTTAAATCGCGGACATGGTTTAATGCGCGAGCGAGTGAAGAACCGCCACGAATCTGGTCTGGCCGTTCCAGCTCCATTAAATGAATAACTGTATCTGCGCCCAACTTGCGGTACAGCTCGCCCGTCTGAACTAAGTAGCCAGTAGGCTCGCCGAGCTTGCCTAGAAACACGCCGTCAGAAGTTCCGTAGTCGTCGCCCTCACAAACGCGGTGACCTTCGACAATTTGTAGCTTTCCCTTTTCCGTCATAATGACAAATACGTCGCCGTCCACGTCGATCGATCGAGATAGCGCAAGCAGCATGTCTGTCCAAGTCATCCGGCCTGTAACTTCTGGCGATGGCACTACCACATCGCGCCAGTATTCCTCACACAGTCTGCCAAAGTCTTGGTCTGCTCCGCGATACTGCGGCCGGAGTCCTGGCCCGATCGAATAGGTGGCGATCGAATCCACTGCCCCTTTAATCAGCCCGACGTTGCGGTACATGTGCCGGGCGAGCTTAAGCAGCTCTACCCGCGTGGCTTCGTTTAGATCTAGCCGTGAATCGCGGGCATGGGCGCCATAAATTACAGGGCGCTTACGGGAAAAGCCTGCGCCTTCGTAGGGTTGGAACGTGCTGATGCCTGCACCGAATCCAGCGCCGAATGCTTTGATCCCTGCGCCCATCCGAGCCACGAGTGAAAGTTTCTGTGCCATAATCAGCTATCCAGAATGTAAGAAAATGAGGCGCTGGTGCGTGTGACCTGTACGCCGTTTAGGTAATCGATTGCGGCCTGAAATAACTCAACCCGTTCGGTGGGTTTTAGATCGATCTGGAAGCTGGCCGACTGCCCGCCCGCTGAAGATCCTACCAGTGCACGGCCTGATGCTGCGCCCGTCATTGCCGCGTTGCGGTCAGTGGCAAGGTTAGTCAGGGCGCTTGCGGTAACTCCGGAGGCTTGTGCCAGGTAGTTCGTCGCAACTGCCCGCGTGAGTCTGCGGGAAATAGCCATCACGACGCCACGGGTGTCAACGATTCCTCGTCTAGTGAAGCGGTCGGCCTAATGACTTTTCCATACACGGCAAAGCCAGCTAGATATGTTTCGCAATCGTATAAGTGATCCTGCCTGCTTTTGATTCGTATCCATTCGTAGTGATCGCGCCCCGTCTTGCGGTTTATCCGATGCACCTTTTTGTGACTGCTCATGTGCTCGCGGTAATCTGGGCTTATGTCATGTGCAATTTCCCAGCGTGGCCCCTGCCCTCGTCGCAACCATGCCAGTAAGTCCTGACAGGCTGGCGAACTGAGAAGCAGAAGCATACAGCCCGCGTCAGTGGGTTGCTCGGCCGAGTGTACTGACTTCATCCGCCCGCGTGGCGTTTCAATCCAATAGGCTGGGCGTTCTTCGCCCTTTAATGCAGTCCACTTGTAGCGGGCGCAGATTCGGTAAGAGTCTTGAGTTTCGTATCCGCTATCCATTGCCGTGTGCTTCGGCTGAACTCCCAATGCGTGCAAGTGTTGTGCCACGTCCTCGATCGTCCTTGCTCGGCCTTCGTCGATTAGCCTGCTCGTTCCGTCCCTGGCGAATGCTCTTACCACAAACCAATACTCGTCGATCTGTCTGTCTATGGCCGCCAGTTTGATATGTTCCGTTTCCCAATCCTGCTTTTTTGCAAATGCGCCAGCAGGAATGTCGACAGTTTTATCATCATCAAACTGATCCTCCCACGGCATCGCACTCCATCCATTCACGAATCCTTGCAAGCCGTGCAGATAATGCTTTTGAGTTAGGAACTGTTTGGCGCAATCCGCAAAGGTGACGGTCGGCGAGTACCAGCTGGGCAGTCGCATACTGCGCCTTCCGCGTTCTGCGTTTGGATTTGCTGCCACCCACTTGCCCTGCTCTACGGCCGTGCGCCTGTGGCCCTCAGTCCACGGCTCGTTGCATTTTGTGCAATGGTAGGCAGCCGTCTCTCCCACTTTCTGTAAGTCCCATTTGCCGTCAGGATTGCGTGCGCTATCTGCCCAACGCACTTGCCCGAACTCCATCGCTTGAAATTCTCCGCAAGCGTGGCAAGGAACGTGGAAAGTTTCCTGAGTTCCTGCCTGATAATTCTGCCATATATCGCCCGTACTTAACGTCGGGGTGCTAGTCAGTACGTGCTTGCGGTTAGGGAAAGCCTTTGTCCGTTCCAGAGCCAGATTGTAGGCGGCCGCCTCGCGTTCGGTTGGTGGCGCAAACTTGTCCAGCTCGTCCAGTACCGCAATGCAGATCGGCCGTGAGCTTATGTTCGCCGGGCTATTTGATCCGACCAAGCTGAGAGTCATGCTAGTAAACTGCATCTCTAAAATTTTCAGGTCATCGCTATCGTATGGAAAAAGAGCTTTCACCGGCTTGCACTTCTCAAAGATTGGAGTCAGTCGCGTTTCGCTGTAGCTCCTAGCCAGATCCGCGTTCGGCATTACAAGCAGCGCAGGCGCTGGGTCGTTTGCAATTCTGTACGCCAGCCAGATAGCCAGAGTTAGCGTCTTGCCT